TCTCAGTTTGTCTGTAGGGCTTGTTCCTTGGGCGTGGTTGAGTAAACCTGAGCTTCAGTTTGTTTACTTCTCATACGCTTCAACACTGTCAATCCGTGACGGTGTTAAAGCTCGTCGTATTTTAGATAGTCCTAAATATAGATCGTGGTGGCATGATCGTTTCTCTCTTACCTCAGATCAGAATACAAAGATTCGATTTGATAATGATAAAGGTGGATATCGAATATCAACCTCAGTATCGGGTGTTGCAACAGGTGAGGGCGGTGATATTCTTGTAATTGACGATGCAAACAATGTGCAAGAATCTGAATCTGATGTTATCAGAACAGGTACAAACACATGGTTTGATGAGGTTATTCAGTCTCGTTTCAACAATCCAAAAACAGGCGCCCTAATCTCTATCCAACAGAGATCAAATGCTAAAGACCTTACGGGTCATATAATGAGTAAGTACGGTAACGATTATACTTACCTTATTTTACCATGTAAATTTGAAGTTGAGTCAAGACGTAAGATGGCCTTACGAACATTTCATGGTTTCACAGACCCACGAAAAGAAGAGGGTGAATTACTCTGGCCTGATAGATTTGGTCCAGACGAAATAGCAACTCTTGAAAAAGGTTTGGGTGTATTCGGCACAGCAGGTCAGTTGCAGCAAAGACCAGCCCCACGCGAAGGCGGAATGATACCCATTGAAAAGTTTCAAAGATTTCAAGTTATGCCTGCAAGAGAAACATGGATGCGAATAACACTGACATTTGACACCGCATTAAAGGAAGCCGAATTAAACGCTTACTCAGTTGGTCAAGTCTGGGTTGAAACCTCAAGAGGTCTATTCCTTCTATATATTTGGCGAAAGAAGTGTAGATACCCTGAACTCAAACGCATTGCAAAGTCTCTTTGTGAGGAGTGGCAACCACATGAGGTTCTAATTGAGGATAAGTCAACAGGCTGTGTTCTGATTCAAGACTTACAAGAGGAACGCAGATTTCCAATCAAACCCATTGAACCAGGAATGATGGATAAAGTTATGCGTATGGAAGTTGAAGCTTCAGCTATTGAATCTGGATTGTGTTGGTTACCTGAAACAGTAGGGGTTGAAGTATCAAGTGGAATGGCTACTCATAATTGTGGATGGTTGACAGAATTTGAAGCAGAGTGTATAGATTTTCCTAATTCCGAATATAAAGATCAAATTGACCCAATGAGTCAATTTCTGAAAACGGTAAGACAGCGCAGGCAGAAGTATGTACCAATTGTTAGCCCTATCGTAAATGATTTTACAAGTGATTCATATTGGCAAGAAAATGACGACGATGACAGGAGAGATATATGGCACGGTTAAGAAGAGAATCAATCGGTAAAGCTTCACCCAATCTCTCTGAAATAGGTTCATCTGGTCTTACTACTTACGGTGGTCAGATTGCAGAGGAGTCAATGCGTCAACTCGTTGGCACAAAAGGCATAAAAGTCTTTGCTGATATGAGGGACAACGATGATACTGTTGGTGCGTTTCTTTTCATCATTGATAAGCTGTTACGAAATGTAAAGTGGAAGGTAAAATCAGCAGACGAAACACCCGAGGCAAAAGAGTGTGCTGAATTTCTCGATTCCTGCATGAATGATATGGAGCACAGTTGGTCAGACTTGATAAGCGAGATTTTATCTATGCTTGTCTTTGGTTGGTCTGCCCATGAAATCGTGTATAAGATTCGCAGTGGTATGGATACAACAAACAAATCCTACTTCAGTCAGTTTGAAGATAAGAAGATAGGATGGCGTAAACTACCAATACGACCACAAGAAACACTGTACTCATGGGAGTTTGATGAATCAGATGACGTTAAAGCAATGAATCAATTGCCACCAAACCGTGCTGTTATTTCTCTGCCTATTGACAAACTGCTTATATTCAGAACACAGAGCTATAAGAACAACCCAATGGGTCGATCTATACTCCGCAATGCATTTAGACCTTGGACGTTCAAGAAGAGAATTGAAGAGGTTGAAGGTATAGGTATTGAGCGTGACTTAGCTGGTCTCCCTGTTGCCGGTGTTCCTGCTGAAATTCTTGCATCAAACGCAACAGCAGAACAGAAAGCAACACTCTCAGCAATCAAGCGACTTGTTACCAATATTCGCAGAGATGAACAAGAGGGTGTAGTTTTCCCACTTGTTTATGATGACAGCGGTAATAAACTCTACACACTTGAATTGTTGTCTACTGGTGGTACAAGACAGTTCGACACAAACAGCATCATCACTCGTTACAGCAAAGCAATCGCAATGACGGTAATGGCTGACTTCATTTATCTGGGTCAAACTAAGTCAGGCTCTTATGCTTTATCTTCCGACAAAACAGATATGTTCGCTGTTGGTTTGGGTACATGCTTAGACATAATAAAAGATCAAATAAACAAGATTGCAGTACCTAAACTTATGAAGTTGAATGGCTATGATCGTAAGTTGTGGCCAACTGCAATGCCTTCGGATATTGAGAAAGAAGACGTTTCTAAATTCTGTGACAATATCTACAAATTGGTTGGTGTTGGTGCCCTTATTGCTGACGATGAAGTTGACAAGAGGATCAGAGACCTTCTTGATATTCCCGCAACAACCGCAAGCATCACGCCGTTGAGTCAACTTGAAGAAGAAATGGCAGCCGCAAAACTTCAACAGGAAAACGACCAGAAGAACATCGAGACTCAAAACAAACTGAATGCTCAACAGCCTGAAAAAGACAAGCAGAATATGCCTGGTCCAAAAGGTCAGAAGGGCGGCAGGAGTGTTGGTAAAGCATGAGTGCTTTTGAAGACCATAAGGCAGAGATTCAGAAACTTGCAGACAAACATGCAAAGTATTTGAAACTCGCCTTTCTTGCAGCAATAGTTCAATTGCGAAAGTCGATTGACAACAATGCTCTAATTGAGGCAATAAACTCAGGATCAATTAACTCTATTCTGAGAGTCATAAATCCCAGTCAACTTGACGAACTTCTTTATGGCATAGGTATGCCTAAAGATAACCTTATTTTTAATGATGAAAATATGAGAGTATTTCACTTAGCTGCTACCGCTGCATTTTATCAATTGTTGCCAGATATTCAAAGAAGGTGGAATTATAACCCCATAAACGAACGTACTGTTTCGACTCTAATTTCTGACGCTTCAAGAGTCGCTTCAGACTTAGTTGCAACTACAAACGCAGGGGTTATGCTTAATATAAGTCAGAACTTAGCTTATAACACGAATCTCACAGCTAGAATTGAAGATATAAAGCAACTAATTGGCTTAACTTCCCCACAAGCACAAGCCGTACTCAATTTTAAGTCACAATTAGAGAATCGCAAAGTTTTAGGTTTCACAAAGCCAACAGACAGAATGTTAAACGAAACCGATAGAATACTTTTAGGCAATCACATGAAAAATGGTGGGTTAACTCAATCTGGTATAGATCGAATGGTTAGGAAGTATTCTGAACAACTATTAAACCAACGTGCGTCTGAGATAGCCTTAGCAAGTGCAATGAACTCTATAAACTCAGGTATGCAGAGTATGTGGAGTCAAGGTGTGACCACTGGGGCGTTAGGTTCAAATAATAGAAAGTTTTGGGTTACAGCAGGAGACAAGAAAGTTAGACCTACACATATTGTAATACCGGGAATGAACCCAAATGGTGTGGTGATAGATTCAATGTTTATAACACCAACAGGGCCAGTACCCTACCCGATGTGGGGTATGGGAGACTACATGAATTGTCGTTGCCATGTTATCCTGAAAACGGTTTAAATTCTTAACAAACTAAAAACACATTGTAAGCTACCCGGATAACGTATATGCGTATAACATTAGAATGGAGAAACCTATGACGACAGCCAATGTAGCATTCAAAGGTGAGTTTTGCAAAGTGAGCAAAGAGAACTCTGATTATCAGGTTGCTTACGGTTGGGCTTATGTTTCTAAAGTTAATGATGAAGAGGTAGTAGATCATTCAGGTGACGTTTGGCCTATTGATGAGATTGAAAAGACTGCTCGTCAGTTCGTATGTGATTGTAGAGTGGGTGGCGAGAGTCACATATATAAAGGTGGTGCCGTATTAGTACACTCCATCGTATTTACCAAAGAGGTGCAAGACGCTCTTGAGATTGACCTGAAGAAAGAAGGATGGTTCGTTGGGTTTGAGGTGAGAGATGCAGCACTGTTGCAGAAAATACAAAAGGGCGAACTCACCATGTTTTCTATTGGTGGTTCAGGATTAAGGGGGTAGAATAAGATGGCACGACAAAAATCAAAACTATCAGCAGTTAAGTTGGATGAGATTTCATTTGTTGGTAAAGGTGACAACCCAGAAGCACACGTTTTGCTGTTGAAAATAAAACCAGATGAGAATGAATCAAACAACAAAGGAGATGACGAAATGACACCAGAAGAAATTGCGACTCTTAAAAAGGCCAAAGACGACGCAGATGCTAAAGTTGCCGAACTCACCAAGCAGGTTGCTGATTTGGTAGAAAAGGCATCGAAATGTCCAGAGTGTGGTTCTGCTCTTGACGAAACAACCAAAGCCTGTACGAAAAAAGGTTGCGGTAAAGAAGTGAAGAAAGAAGTTGAAGAAGAGGACATCTATAAAGGAATCCCTGAAGCATTTGTCAAGAAGATGAAAGAAGACAGTGCTACAATCGCAAAAATGCAGGACAATGAATTGACCCGTGAATTTGTTGCTAAAGCTGCCGATGTTGCACTTATCGGAAAAGCTGACGAACTCGGAGATGTTCTGAAGTCTGTTGCAAAACACGACTCAGCACTGGCTGACAAAATCATGGGTATTTTCAAAACAGCCAATGAGCGTATCGCTGCCGGTGATCTTCTTAAAGAACACGGCAAACAGGACTCAGGTGATGGTGTTGTAAGTGCTTACGACAAAATTGTCGCTAAGGCTGCCGAACTTCGCAAGAGTCACCCAGAATTGAGCGATGCACAGGCATTCACGAAAGTTTATGATGAAGACTCCGAACTTCGCACTGAGTATCTTGCAGCAAGAAACTAAAACCTGAAGTAAATCTAAAATATAAAGGAGAAGTATCATGGCAATTGAAATTCCCGTATTTGATCTTGGTATCATGGAAGCAGCCGCAGACCTTACCGCAAAGCAGTTCTATTGCGTAAAGGCAACTGCTGACAAAACTGCCGGTATCGCAACAGCCGCAGGTGAAAGCGTTTTGGGTGTTCTACAGAACAAACCGAATTCAACTGAAGTTATGGACATCATGTGTATCGGTGTAACAAAACTTATGGTTGGTGTTGGTGATCTTGCCGCAGGTGGCTTGTGGGAAACTGCCGCTGACGGCACAGGTATTGCTGCAACAACAGGCAAAGTAGGCATGGGTACTGTTTTGATTGGTGCTGTTGCTGGTAAACTGGCCACCGTTACCGTGGGCTTCGCTCAGGGAAATACACTCGCATAATAACCGTAACATAACTTTCCTATAAGGAGGAAGTCCAAAATGCCACAACCTACACCAAGAGATGTCCATATTGACGCAGCCCTTACCAACGTAAGTGTTGCCTACACACAGGATGCAAGTAACTTCATTGCAGATAAGGTATTCCCTATCGTTCCTGTTCAGAAACAGTCCGATAAGTACTGGGTCTATGAAAAAGGTGCATTCTTCCGTGATGAAGCCCGCAAACGCGCACCTGGTACTGAATCTGCTGGCTCCGGCTACAAACTGGGTACCGCAAACTACTTCTGCGAGAAGTGGTCACTCCACAAGGAT